ATAATTCTATTTCTCTTAGAAAGAAAGAAAAATTATTATATGGTAATTCTTTATGAAATAACTTATTAAATAGTTTAGTTATTCTTGAATGTTCTTTCCAAAGTAAGATGCTACCAGGTTTAATTTTCAGAGTTTCCATATTTTATTTTCAATATAATAGTCAACTGAACTCTATCACCAATAATAATAGGTATTAAAGCTTTATTCACACACAATTCATCTTCTGCAGGACCAGCTTTTAATATCCCTTTATCTTTGAAAGACTTAATATATCTACTCAGGTTATCTTTAGTAATACCTAGATTCTCAATAATCCATTTTCTATTGTGTCTATTAGCTACATTTTTATTTGTGTTTGGTTCTTTTTCATATTCAA